TAAATTCTGATATTGTCCAGAAGGATTTTGACCCAATAGATTGTTATACTGGCCATTTAATGTTTGGTTAGCTTGCTGACCATTATTAATATATGGATTAAGATATTTATCTAAATAATCCTGTGTATTTTGTGGTGCAGGCACAGGTGTAGCAATAGGATTCCTCATTCCTCGCTCAGGTACATGAGCAAACCTTTTTTCAAACATTCCAAGCACATTACCCATCATATATTCACCTTTTTATTGTTGTACATCTGCCACCCCGTCACTTAAAACAAAACTAGATAAGCCCCAAAATCTAAACTGGAACGTTATTTCATTATAACGTCCTAAGTTATATAACTTAAATATATTTATACGTTTTCCAGTCTTATTTAAATATATTCCTTTAGGATTACCAAAGGTAACTCCACCATCAGAAGAAACACTTAGATCTACTCTTGAAGTTAAATCATTTCTTACGTATGTATAGACGTCACCATCTATTAAATAGTCACCATCATTATCAATTATGTAATCTGGATAAGTATCATTATCAACTAAATATACATCTTCTGTAACAGTAGTATTTACATCACTACCTTCCATACCCTGTTCAATTGGGAATGTAATGCTATTTATAACAAATGGATTACGATCAGGCATAGCGCTAGGAGCAGTAATAATAATCCTAGGGATTTCTTCTCCATCTGCCGTATCAAACTTATCTGATAACTGGTAGAGATTACCGTTATTAAAGCTAACAAAATAATAGTCATTGTTAAAAAAGAGTGCTCTTCTTGCTATGTGATGATTTTGGTTTGTATCGCATAAAGTATAAAAAACTTTAGCATTAAAATGATATATGTAGGTTACATTATCTTCGGGATCAGCAAAAGTAATTTGATAAAACATTTGGCCATTTTGCTTAAAAATAAATCCATATGAATTTTCAGGATTTATCAAAGTAGATAACTTATAGTTTATACCATCGGTAGATATTTGCTGGGCACCATTACCAGAACATACCATGATTACTGGTCCTGATTTCTCATTACTACCAAGCCAGATTACAAAGTCATCGGCAGCTGCAATAGTTGCAGGATTTAAACAACCGTAATCAATTGTATAACCACTATTACGCTGATAAGGAAATAGCTGTAGGCCTAGATCAGTCCAGACCTCAGTAACATCAGACCCCATAATTAAGATCTGTCCAGTGCGTCCAGGAACACGTACACAAGCTATTGCGTTATCTGGCTTAGATTGGAATGATCCAACCTGACTTACACTTTGAGCAAATCCACTTGTAATAACAATAGTAAAGGTAGCAGCTGTACCAAATCCACCAGACACAGTATAAGTTGCTCCATTGACATAACCACTACCAGGAGCACTAACGGTTACTGTAGCTACCGCACTACCACTAAGCGTAGCAACCGTTAAGGTTCCTTGAAATGCACCGCCATTCAATACAGTAAGTACGTCACCAAGATGATAACCAGAACCACCATTTACTACAGTAGCTGATTCTATAGATAGCAAACTAAAATCTGATAACTGCCATTGAGGTTGATTATTTACGGTAACAATAAACCGATTATCCTGGAAAGCAACATACCCAGCGAAGAAGCCAAGAGGTAACTTAGAAAAAGCAGAAGTAGAATAATCGTAAACATAAATATCTTTTTTATCACAGAAAGCTATCTGATGCTTTAAATTTTCATCAATAAATACATCACCAGCATTAGACTCAAGACTAGCAACATAATTTGTAATCATTGTCGTAGAATTGAAGACGATGGAATAAATATTTTGTGATATTACAGCAAATAAAGTATTGGAACGAGATGAAAAGAATAGACCACGACCAACTCCATTTTGCATTAGAGTTTCTACTGATTTATAGCCAGCCGTATTACAAACCCATCCATCCGTATGGTATAAATTGTAACAATTTTCAACTGAAATTTTTGAATTTCGGCCAAATTTTGTGGACGTAAGCATTGTTAAGGGAGGCTGTGGCATATTTATTTATCCTATCCTGGAGTGAAACCCCGAGATAATTGAATCTGCACCCAATTTGGGTATAGTTCTGTACTATATAAATTAGTTTTTTCTGGCTCTAGATCTATATAGTTTTGGTCATTAACGTTAGCGCTAATTTCATCAAGAAAAAATTGAACTGACTGATTAACTTCTACGCCATAATATGCACATATGCGTTTAGCTGTTAACATTTCAAGATAGTCGATATACCATAGGTCAAATGTAAGCAATAAATCAGAAGTTAAATCAGCAACAGTTACATTTTCAAGACCAAAGCGTCCCCAAACCTTAAATAAAAATGGTTCACATGGCAATAACTGTACAAATAAATTAGAACCACCTAAACAGCGCTCAAAAGTATGCTCGAATGGAAGTGCGATTAACCCTTCCACCCTTGTTTTTCCATGATACTTTTTTCTTCCAATATTAGTTGTACCAAACCTTACTACTTGCATATTAAAAGTTAAAGTAAGAGGTAAAACTAATTTTGGTATAAAATATTTTTCTTGTCCAATTATAGCAGGAAACTCATATTCACTATAATAAGGAATCATTTTTTGGTTACTATCCATCCCTGCTAAGACCTTGTTGAATAAATCAAGTCCTACAGTTATGTCATCACCATCAATTTGCTGAAAATCTTTAGATCTAACTTTGCTTAGATAAAAAGCATTCGTTATGCACTGATTTAAAGAATAACTCATAATTCCCCACTATTCACACTAAAGTAACCAATACAGTTGTTCGGTAATTCCGAACAACTGTAAGTAGTTGATTTTACTATTTATACAAAATACTGGAACGATTTCACTAAAAGTACAGCAGTATCACTTGCATTGGTAGCTTTTAAGCTAACACTAGCAACACCGGTAGCTAAAAATGCTAAGCATTCAAGATCAGCAATCTGAGCAACAGCAGCTACAGCACCACTTAATCTTGCTTCATCACCCGTACCACCTGTTGGCTGTACAAATAATGTGTTACCAGCAGTTGCAGCAGTAAGAGTAACCGAGAACTTAACCTTTGTTGGACCAACAGGAGCAACGCAAGCAGTCAAAGGAAGAGCTACATAAGATGTAGTCAAAGCTGAAGAACCGGTTGTTAATGGAGCATCGTAAACAAATTCACGGTACTCTGCATCACCAATGGTATAGCTTAACAAGAAGTCTGAGCTGCCATCAGTTACTTTGATATCTACCATTCTGAAGCTATCATAACCGTAAGGCATAATAGGAGCAGTTCTAGACAAAGAGATCATACCTTTTGGTTGGTTAAAACCAGATGAATCGCCAATTACGTGAACGTAATAAAAGGTAGAAGCTGCTAAGGCTCCAGTATCAATACCATTAACACCAACAACTTCAGCATCAATAGTTAAAGCAGCAGGGATAACGATATCCATGTTGTTTAAAGAATCGCTGCATGAGCCAGCAGTTAAGTCTAGCTTGGTGTCAGGAGCGACAGCGTTTAAGGAAGCAACCAAGCCTTTTATATAGGCTACAGGTTTACGGACTATAGGTTTGTTAATTGCGGAAAATGTCATAATTACCTCGTTTTGTTAAATTGTTAAATTGTTATACATCTTTATTGTTAATACTATTTGCAAGTCTCTCAGCCTTAGCTCTTGCTCTTCCTGCTGCTGATTTTACTTTAGTTTCTTCAGTATGCTTAAAACCCAAAGCTCTTTTATTACCAGCAAGAGATTTCTTTATCTTATCTTTATGAGCATCACTAAGCGTTATGCCCTTACTAACAGTATTTCCAATCATGCGTTGTCTAATCTTTTCTTTATGCTCGTCACTAAGCTTATGGCCTAACGTCATCTTCCTACCTGCAAGAGATTTCTTTATCTTAGCTTTGTGTTCTTCGCTAAGCTTACGTCCCTTGCATATAGTATTACCAAGCATACGGTTTCTAGTTTTAGTTCGATGCTCATCTCCCATTTTACAACCTAAATTATATTTATGGCCTTTTAACTTGGAGCTAAGCAATACTTTAGTTTCTTCACTATGCTTCATACCTAAAGCGTTCTTATTACCAAGCAAACCACAACTAACTTTTTCTTTCTGTTCTTGAGTAAAAATGTAACCTTTACTACGATCATTGCCTTTCATTCTGGTACTCATTCCTGCTTTAGTAGTGTCACTGGCAACATAACCTCTACTATACATATCGCGACCTTTATTATACATATCGCGCATATTCCCAGCATTATCAGAAATAAACAAGTGCTCCGGGCAACAGCAGGATGGATTATCTCCAGTCGGACAATTATGGCAAACCATCATACCTTCTGGTATTGACCCTACATAAAGCTCATAAGCAAATCTATGAGTTCTATACATTTTACCATTGACTCTAACCTGACCATAACCTTTAGGATTTTTACTACCAGTCCAAATCCAGCAACCATTGTCTTGTTTATCAATCTTACTCTCAAACCTTATTTTAGTTTCATTATCTATTTTCATGTTGATTAGTATGCACTCAGTGAGTACTAATTTCAACACATAAATGTAAAATTAAAACTAAACACATTAAAAAATTAATCGTTAAAACTAGGAGAAAAACTAAACATATCACCACACTAAAGCCTTACCATAGGGGTGTACTATTTATCTTACATAGACACCCTCATGTACTTACATCAGCCTAAGATTAAAACATTTAAACTGATGCAAGTCATTGATTTTACTATTATGTTGATGCAACGTTGCCAGCTAAGGGTAGACAGATGCGTTGGGAGTAACGGCTAATCAACAATGCTCCCCAGATCACATCGTTCACAAGCCACTTAGCATTTTGCCCAAAGACCGCCCCATAGTACATACGTAAAGAAACTTTAGTTTCATCGTCGGTATCTACACTTGTGTCATATGGTCGTTCATCATCAAGGCGCGGAATCGCAACGTAAAATGCGTTGCCACAGACCCTAAGTCCACAACGATGCGATTTAACGAATTTAACATGCATACCAGCTTGAATCATTCCACTAATGTTCTGTAGAGCATTTCCTGGAACGCTGCATAATCCTTGACCTTCAGTATGAGAGTTAGTAATAATATTAACTACTACAGCACCAGCAGTAGAAGCAGCATCAGCAATTACGCGGAACTGAACTAATTGGTTAGTTTGCATATGGCCATAGAAGGTTAATGCGTTTAAGCCTGAATCAGATTCAAAATAACCTAAATCACCAGCAGCTACAGCAACAGTATGACTACCACCACCACTTGATAAAGTTAATTGAGTTACGTTAGCACCAGTTGGGTCATTAGTGCTTACAACTGTACATTGAGTTGCGTTGTCACCAAA